TTAGATTCTAAAATTAAAGCTTGGTCTAAAGAAACAGCTGGACATACTTGCTATGAAGATCCAATACAAAGTAAATGTATGCGGGCTTTGTGTTATTCAAGGCCTTATGGTGTTAAGTCAGATAGTATTACATCTTTTCCAGAAATAAGTGATTTTCAAATTATTATGTACTCTGAGCCAGAGTATAGATTCAATATAGCATTACCGGACGGTACTCAAGCAGAAGTGATAGCAACAAACAGAAAAATGATGACAAATCAGAAAGATTTATTGGAATTGATCTGGGAACAGACAGGAATTTATCATGAACCTTTAAAACCAAAAGATTTTAGAGCTAAACTGACAGAACTTAGACAAAACTGTCAAACTATAACACCGCCAGAAGGAACAGGTATAGACGATCTATTAAAAGAAGAATTATTTCAATATTGTGTTAATGGTCCACAAGCACAAGAAAGACTTCAAATTAAAAACGGTTCTTGTTTTACAGAAGATGGATTCCATTATTTCCAATGGAAATCTTTTCTAGCGCATCTAGGAAATGGTTGGAAGACACCGCACGAGAAGATAGCTCAAAAATTAAAAGAAAAATGTGATGTTAAGTTTGGTCATTATATAAAAATAGAAGGTAAAGCCGTTAGCGTATGTAAGGTTAAACAACTTCACATTGATAAAATAGAATACAAACCAGTAGAAAAAGAAGGAAGCAACTACTAATGCGATATAAAGTTATCGGCCCGCCAGGTACGGGTAAGACGAGAAGATTATTAAATGAAGTACACCGATATGTAAAAGGTGGAACAGCTCTAGACCGAATTGGGTATTTTGCATTTACTCGTAAGGCTGCTCGTGAAGCAAGGGACAGGTATCTAGATGTAAATACACACTTAACTAAAAAAGATATTAAATATTTTCAAACATTACATTCACTGGCGTTTAATTGTTTAGGATTAAAAGAAGAAAACGTTATGCAAGATTTAAATTACAAAGCTATAGGAGAAAAATGTGGAATACAAGTTAAGTATGCAGCCTATGAAGCTAATTCTTGGAACGGTATTTTTTCATCAAGCAGTGAGTATTTAACATTAATTAATTTGGCTCGATCAAAACAGATTACAGCTTTAGAGCAATTTGATCGTAATGAACATTTAGGTAAAATAGAAAGACAAAAGATTGATGCTATAGCGAAAGAAATAAAAGATTATAAAAAAGTTTATGGACTTATCGACTATCATGACATGTTAGAGAGTTTTTTAGAGAAAGGAAAGTCTCCTAAGTTTGATGTTATTTTTGTGGATGAAGCTCAAGATCTATCAAAGATACAGTGGTCCATCATTGAGAAACTAGAAAAAGATAATGATATGGATATATGGGTGGCAGGTGATGATGATCAAGCTATCTTTGGTTGGGCAGGAGCTGAGGTTAGTTCTTTTATTAATTGGAAAGCAGAACCTATTCCCTTAACACAATCAGAACGAGTTCCGAGTCAGATACAAAGTAAAGCATTAAATATAATTAATAGAGTTGAAGAGAACAGAATTAGTAAGGATTATTTACCTAAAGGAGAAAAAGGTGAGATATATCAACGATATAAACTAAGCGATATTGATCTAACTAAAGGTGATTGGTTAATTCTAACAAGAACTAACCCATTATTAAAACCTATTCCTGCATTTTTAAAACGAAAAGGATTATTTTTTGAAACAAATGATGGAAACAGTATGGGTAAAGGTCTCTTTGAAGATGTACAAAATTGGAATAGGCTCAGAGAAGGAGAGACACTTCCCGAGATTCAGGAGACAAGGGTCAGGGAAAGAATAAAAGATAAGAAATTAACTATAAATGAAGAATGGTATGACGCTTTTACAAATGTAGCGGACACTAAGAAAGAGTATTTAAGATTAATGCTTATGAATGGAGAAGATTTATCTAAAGAACCTAGAATAAAAGTATCCACCATTCACGGAGCAAAAGGCGGTGAAGCAACTAATGTAGTTTTATTTTTAAATCAGACTTCTAATACAATGAAGGCCTCAAAAAAATCAAAAGCCAAACAAGATGAAGAGTATAGGGTTTGGTATGTTGGAGTAACAAGAACAATACAAAATCTATACTTAATCAAATGCAACAACAAACAGAAGGAGTTTATAATATGAAAAAAGATTTTGAAAATATGGCTATACTTACAGTTTTTTGTATTTCTGCAATTATTGTTACGAAAGCGTTGTTAATAATATGAGCGCATACAAAAAACAAGTAGGAGGATCCCACTATAAAAATTTTCGTATTCAGCCGAGCAAGTTTATAAACGAAAATAAGTTGTTTTTCGCGGAGGGGAATGCTATAAAATACATCTGTAGACATTCTGCAAAAAATGGAAAGCAAGACTTGGAAAAAGCTAAACATTATATTGATATGATAATAGAAAGGGATTATGTTTAAGGCACAAACAGAATGGGCTAAGCCTGAAGAATTTCCAGATCTACGTCAAGCAGATACAATTGCAATTGACTTAGAAACACACGATCCAGATTTAAAATCAAAAGGATCAGGTTCTATTGTTGGTAGAGGTAAGGTTGTAGGAATTGCTATCGCTGTTGATGGCTATTCAGGATATTTTCCATTTGATCATAAAGGTGGCGGAAACCTTGAAAAAAACAAAGTAATTGAATGGTTTAAAGATGTTTGTGCATGTCCCGCTGACAAAATTTTTCACAATGCAATGTACGACGTATGTTGGATTAGAGCGATGGGAATAAAAATAAATGGAAACATTTATGACACCATGATCGCAGCATCACTCGTTAATGAAAATAGATTTAGATATGATCTTGGATCTTTAGGTTGGGATTATGTTGGTAGAGGTAAAAACGAAACAGAATTAAAAGAAGCTGCTAATGAATGGGGAGTTGATCCTAAAGCTGATATGTGGGTCCTACCATCAATGTATGTTGGTAATTATGCACAACGAGATGCTGAACTCACGTTAGATTTATGGAAAGCCATGCAAAAAGAGATCAGCGACCAGGATCTAGGGTCTATCTTTGAATTAGAAACAGATTTATTTCCGTGTTTAGTTGATATGAAATTTAAAGGGGTTCGTGTGGATGTCGAAGCTGCTCATAAATTGAAACAGCAGTTATGTACACAAGAAAAGCAACTATTATTAGAAGTAAAAAAAGAAACAGGAATAGATGCTCAAATATGGGCAGCAAGATCGATTGCCAAAGTTTTTGACAAGCTAAAGCTGTCTTACGACCGTACTGAAAAGACAAAGTCTCCTTCATTTACAAAAAACTTTCTTTCTGAACATAAACATCCTTTAGTTAAGAAAATAGCAAAAGCTAGAGAAATAAACAAGGCTCATACGACATTTATTGACACTATTATAAGATATGAACATAAAGGTAGAATACATGCGGATATTAACCAGATTAGATCAGATCAAGGTGGTACCGTTACTGGAAGATTTTCATATACTAATCCAAATTTACAA